TTCTAGCAATGATTAGAAGTCGTCAAGGACAATAATAATATATTATGACAGCTATTAACGAAACCGAAGTAGAGATTCACGGTTTACCTGTCAAAACTTCAAAAGTTAATAGCTGTTTGCTTTTTGGTTTAGGAGAAATAAATGGCAACGAAGGCTTTTGATCCGACAAAGTTTCGGACACAATTAACAAAATCCATTACAGGCATGAGTGCAGGATTTAACGATCCTACTGATTGGATTTCAACTGGTAATTTTGCACTCAATTATCTTATCTCAGGAGACTTCAACAAAGGTGTTCCGATGGGTAAGGTAACAGTGTTTGCTGGTGAATCCGGCGCAGGTAAATCATATATCTGTGCAGGTAACATTGTGAAACACGCACAAGATCAAGGCATCTTTGTAGTACTAATTGACTCAGAGAATGCACTTGATGAATCGTGGCTACATGCATTAGATGTAGACACGTCAGAAGAAAAACTACTCAAACTAAACATGTCGATGATTGATGATGTTGCTAAAACTATTTCAACATTCATGACAGACTACAAAACAATGGCAGAAGAAGACCGTCCTAAGGTACTGTTTGTAATTGATAGTTTGGGTATGTTATTAACACCTACTGATGTTGATCAGTTTAACAAAGGTGATATGAAAGGTGATATGGGTCGTAAGCCTAAAGCACTAACATCGCTTGTACGTAACACAGTTAACATGATTGGCTCACATAATGTAGGCTTAGTATGTACTAACCACACTTATGCATCACAGGATATGTTTGATCCAGATGATAAGATTTCAGGCGGACAAGGCTTTATCTATGCATCAAGTATCGTAGTTGCAATGAAGAAATTGAAACTAAAAGAAGATGAAGACGGTAATAAAGTCAGTCAAGTTATGGGTATCCGTGCAGGATGCAAAGTTATGAAAACACGTTATGCAAAACCGTTTGAAGGTGTGCAGGTAAAGATTCCATACGAAACAGGTATGAATCCTTACAGCGGACTATTTGAATTGTTTGAAGCAAAAGGTGTTGTAGAAAAACAAGGTAATAGATACAAATACACAACAATCGACGGCGAAGAAGTACTTGAATATCGTAAAAATTGGACAGGAAATCTACTTGACAAAGTTATGTTAGAATATGCAAATAAGGAGTCTTTGGTAAATACCTCTGATGATGCAGAAAATGACACATCTAATGTTGAGGAGCTAGTCGATGCTGAATGAAGATCAGATTGCCGATTTGTGGTTAGTATTTAAAGATTGTTTAGACAAAAAACAAGTTGAAGTAGCAGCAGAAAAGTTTATTGACTTTCTTGCAGATTATGGTGTATCAGATGAAACATTACGTGAAGTAATAGGAACTGATGCAGAACTTGAGGAAGCAATTACATACTACTTAGACGATGACGGTGTAGATGATGATGACGATTACAATGAATGGGATGACTAATGGGTTGGTACTCTGAAGTATCTAGAGACATAAGCAAAATACCCGATGCTATACATTTTTTCGAAGCAGAATTAGAAGAAGCGAAAAAAGAATGTAGATTAAGCGGTAATGTTGAACGTGCTTCTTCGTCTATGCCAGGAATTGTAGAACATAGATTTAATCAACTTCAAGAAATTGAAGCAATATTAAATTATATGAATATAGAGCTACGCAGGTTGCGTAGCTCATTTTTCAAAAAATATCTCGAAAACTACCAACGAGCTCTGTCTAGTCGTGACGTAGAAAAATACGTTGACGGCGAGGCAGACGTTGTTGACTATGAAAAGATTATCAACGAATTTGCACTAATGCGTAACAAATGGTTAGGTGTTCTAAAAGCACTTGATCAAAAGCAATGGCAGATTACTAATATTGTAAAATTAAGGGTTGCAGGCATGGAGGATGCTTCGCTTTGATTGATACTTACATAATTAGAATGAAAGGTAATGCCATATCAGAAGATCTTGCTAGTGAATTAGTAGCATCATTAGAAGCAAATGATATTACACACAATTTTTTCGATGCAATTCACGGTGATCAAATTGAAGATTGTTGGCAAAGGCAAGGTTTAAAGTTTTTTCATAAACTAAAGCCTTCCCGTAAACTACCTGGAATTAAAGGTTGCTTCTTAAGTCATTATATGTTATGGCTCAAGTCATTTAATGAAAATAAACCTTTGTTAATATTTGAACACGATGCAATCGTAGTCAAACCTATCTCAGAAAAAATAATAGATTTACCTTACGATGTGTTAAATTTAGACTTTGCTAGTAGGGTAGTAGAAAACTATCATGATTATGTTAAGCAAGATTTTGGCACATCAATACACAAATGGGTGCCACAACCAACGACAAAAGGGCTATCGTCTAAACTAAACAAAGCAAGTATTAAAGGTTTACATGCTTATATTATTAAACCGCAAGGTGCAAAACGTTTGACAGATTATATAAGACGTACTGGAGTTTTGCCAGCAGATATTGCTGTTAATTCTATAGCTTGTGACTTGCGATATACAAAAACTTGTTATGCAATGGTAAATCCTAAATACTGGATAGATGCAAAAAACGGATCAAAGCATTCCTTTACAAGAGCTAAACCATGAATATTGCTTGTGTATTAAAAGTACAAAAGAGTAAGAATGCTATCTATACTACTGAATGGGTTGATAAACTTTACAGAGGTGTGAAACGTAATTTAGATACAAAGTTTAATTTCTATTGCTTAACAAATGTAGAAACCAAATATGATGATATTCCATTAACTTCCGAAAGCGACGGATTTTGGAATAAAATAGAATTATTCAAAAAAGATTTATTTCAAGGACCGACTTTATATTTAGATTTAGATGTAGTTATTTGTAATAATATAACAAATCTTGTATACAATATGCGCCGTCATAAGTTCTTAATGACAAAAGAACCTTATAAACAAATTAGTAATAGTAGTATTATGTTTTGGATAGGAGACTACAGCTACCTTTATAATAATTATATTGCTGACCAAAAAAATATTTGTGCAGAATATTCAAGAGTACCTAGGTATGGTGATCAGGCATACATTGCAGAAAATGTAAATCATAATTTTGTTGAAGAAATTGATCCAACTGCAATTAATTGGAAACATCATGAAGTGAAAACAGAAATTAATAATCCTAAGTTTTTGATTTTCACAAGTAAACACCAAAAGCCTAGCAATAACAAAGACTTAAAAATAGTGAGAAAGAACTGGATATGAAAGCACGAGAAAGAGTTATTCAACATATACCTAAAGGAGCAATTGGTGTAGAGATAGGAGTGCATCTAGGAGATTATTCGCAAAGAATACTAGATATATCTAAACCTAAATTATTATATCTTGTTGACCCATGGACGGTATTTCATAACGACGAACACGCCGACTCGTGGTACGGTGTGAATAATGTTAATCAAAAAATTATGGACGAACGCTATGAATTAGTTCTAAATAGATTTGCAGATAATGATGCTGTAAAAGTAATTAGAGCAAAATCTACTGATGCTGCTGATACTTTCGAAGACTTTAGTTTAGATTATATTTACTTAGATGGCGATCATTCTTACGAGGGCGTATGTGCTGACTTTGACGCTTATTTTCCTAAATTAAAGCGTAAAGGATTTATATACGGAGATGATTATATTGCAAATAATTGGTGGGGTGCAGGTGTGATTGATGCAGTGCATAAAAATCTCCACGAAAAAGATCTGCAAGTTGTGTTTATAACTGAATCACAATTTTGTATTCAAAAGTTGTAATTAAATATATTCAAATCTCTACCGTACAGGCGTTCAACTATACGTCTACTATGTTTTGTATAAACATTTCTATAGTTCGGTAGAGATACATTGCTAATATTTCTTATTGGCATTGCTACTTTACTTCCGGTGATTTGCTTTATTTTTTCAAATTCTGTTGCTAAGTTTTCTAATTTAATAATATTATCTACTACTATCTTACCATCTATTGTAACATAATCACACATATTAGCCCACGAAGCTAAGTCTCCTTCGCCGCCCGGATAAAAAATTTTCATGTTACCGTCAAATATTGTCCATGGTTTATGCAAATAATTTTCAACCCATGCGTCAAATCCTTTATGCCAAACTGCAAGTTCATCTTTGACTTGGCCATTCTTATCTGCTAACTTGTTTATATGAATTTCTAAAATTTGTTTTCTGTATTTGTAAAAACTTAAAGCTCTGTCAAAAGGATTTCGTATTATTGTAAAGCTAGGCATGTTAGTATTAACAGTAATTAGGTCCGAATGTGTAATCGGAGCATGTATTCTTTCATTTAATTTGCCGTAAGTTTGTTTATACCAACGTCTAATACTTGTACCTGCAGCTTTAGGTATGTGAACAAACAAAATTGGGTTGCAATTATTTTTGTTTGTTTTTGGCCAGTAGCTCATTTTTCGTATTCCCATTTTGAAGGATCATACAATGGATTTTTCCAAAATAATGATTCTAATTCTTCATCCCAAACAAATGTATCTAATTCATTTGTAATTTTGTATCTACATAAATTTAAATCCCATCCTACATTTCCATAAGGAAGTTTGTCTTTAGGAGGACTTAATTCAAACAATTCAATGTGGTAATTATTTTTTTCGGCTAATTTAGAAAAGAATTGCGGGTAAGGATGCCAACAACTTCCGGCCGCAGCATGATCTAATCTTTTTTCTGCTTGAGGAACCCAATGCACTATATAAGTTCCAACTTTACAAAGCTCATGCACACATTTCCAAAATGTTCTCTGTACAGTTACGTGTTCACTAGTTCCAATATTTGTAATAAAATCAAATGTATTGTGTCCTGACAATGATTTAATTTGATAAGCTGCATTATCTAATCTTAGATCAATTGGTATAGCACCATCTTCTGCATTGATATCAACACTAGTATACGACTTAGCACCGTTTGTTAGATATTCATCTCGATAGCATCCTGCTTTTGATCTCTTATTTCCAAATTCTAATATGTCAAAATTTTCGTAGTCGGGATATAACCGCGAAGTATATTTAGGTATTGTTTCCATTATTTTCCTTCCGCAAATATTTAGTTAAATACACATATAAAGGACATACCAATGGAAATACAAAAGAAAAAATATAAATGGCTTAATAGTTGGAACTTACCGTGGCACACTAGTGATAGAAAAGAACGGTTTGAAATATTAGATAACTATTTAGAAAGTCCTCCTAGATCAATACTTGATATAGGTTGTGGACTTGCAAGAGAGTCAGAATATTTCCAAAAAAAATATGGTACTGAGTTGTATTTGCTAGATGGTGATTTTGATCAAACAAAAGAAAAGCCCAGAGATAATCAATGGGGCAGTGCAGAATCATTTAGATTCTATAGTCCAGTGCAAGAATTATTAGATTCATATGATAGCAGGAATATAGATTATACATTTGTAGATGCGTTGAATCCTGTTATCCATCCTGATAAGAAGTTTGATGTAATTTATAGTTTACTAAGTTGTGGGTTTCATTATCCAGCATCTACATATAAAGGTTTAATACAAATGCATTCTAATAATGAAACAAAAATAATAATAGATTGTAGGTTTGATACATTAGAATCTCAAAAACAAGACTTTGAAATAATAAAAATTATAAAAGAATATGACCATTACTATAAATTAGAAATAAAATTTAAGTAGAATAATATACGCACATAAATATTGGTATGAAACAGATTGTATTAGTCACAGGCGGTTTTGATCCTCTTCATTCAGGGCACATTGAATATTTCAAAGCTGCAAAAGAACTTGGAGACGAATTACATGTTGGATTAAATAGCGACGAATGGCTTATTAATAAAAAAGGTAAACCATTTATGCCATTTAAAGAACGACTTACTGTAATTGAGAATTTAAGTGTAGTAGATAGAGTCATCTCATTTGACGACAGTGATGGTAGTGCTTGTGGTGCAATATATAAGACAATAGCAACTCACGGAGATATAAAAGTCATATTTGCTAATGGTGGCGACAGAACTAACACTACTACACCTGAATATAAAACCTACGGCGATATATCTAACGTAGAATTTGTATTTGGTGTGGGAGGCGAAGATAAGAAAAACTCAAGCAGTTGGATCCTTAAAGAATGGAGTCAGCCTACCACCGAGCGTGCCTGGGGAAGATACACTGTGCTAGACAAAGGCG